AGAAAGTCCCGCACCGCACCGATACCGCCCAAGTGTGTCGCAGCAAGCATCCCGGAACGAGTGATAACAACTCCAGCGACTTCATGACCTATCCAAGCATCGAATTTACGCAGTTGAATAGTCTGCACCTTAATCTGAGCCATCAGGACTTTATATTGAAGCTCCGGAGGGAATATCGAGCTGTCAGCCCGGAAAGCATCAGGTGTGATCTTAAACCCTAAATCAGCTAATAACTCCGTTCCGTGCTGCCACGTACCCATATAGCCCTGTTTATTTACTACTTTCCAGTTGTTACGGCTCTCACACCAACCTAAGTGATGAGCGTAAAGGTCAAGTTCCCTGTCGTAGAGCCTCATTTCATAAACAGCGTTATGTGATTCACGTACTTCGTAACTCGTCCACCAGTCAAGAGGCGGGGCTGTGAGCTTTACGCAAAAGAGTATAATACCGAAAAGTATAAACAGTTTTTTCATTTCGTTTTCTATATATCCTTACAAAGATAGATCGTCATAGCTCCCAGCATTTATTTTGCCGAAGATTCTTACTACTTCGTCACCCAATACCTGAACTTTCTCTTTGTTGCTTCTTCTCATCCGGGATAAATTATCTATATCCTTTTTAAAAGTCAGATATTTGCTCCAAGTTACGTCTGTTCTTTTTAATGCTTTTTTAATCCTGGAATATTCTGCTTCAAACTTAGCTTCATATTCTCCGATTTTCCATATTACCCAAGTTATAACCGCAACTGCACTAAGCAGTAAAAATATTCCGAGTATTAGCCAAATCCATTTCATAGTTTTGCATTTAAGTATTTATTAATAAATGACTGTGATTTATCACTTGCTTCCTTGAAAGCCTGTTCCATAGTTTTGTTTTTCTGATACCAAAACTTAACGAGCGGTCTAAAATCGTTATGTAAAACTCCGCTTGACAGTAATATTGACAATGCATCTTCAGCCGTTGCTGCGGTAAGTATTTTTTTTATCTCCTGATATTCTTCATCGCTGGTAATATGTCCCATCCCGGTTTCGTATAGTGCTTTATGAGGCTTTGCAGTTGATAATATCTTAAATCTCCAACCGCCATATTCGTCAAGCGCATTCTTTAATTCGTGCTGATAATCGGGATATGCATAGTTCTTGATATTTATGTTGAAGCGATCTTTATGTATCGGGGTGAATTGCTGATATACTATATTTGTAAGCTTGACAAATATTTTCGGCTTTGTGATATATCTTTTATATCCGGTTAATAGCTTAGTAATCTCATCAAGCGGTTCTATCCCTGTAATGAAAAATAGATTGAGTTCCTTTTGTTCTACGGCTGCCTTGTCTAAAGCTTCGTAAAACTCATGATTAGTGAATGCCTTACCGTATTTCTTACGCATTTCCTCTGTTGCAAACTCCACACCAAGCCTTATTAATTTGGGATTGCCGGAATATAATTTGGTTCTCAGAAATTGCTTTAACATCATATCCTTGACTTTTACTTCAATATCTTCATCGTATTCGTTTGATATTAAAATCAATCCAGCCCCTCGTTTTTTTATGTCATTGGCAACAGACTGCACTCTTCGGGTGTCATTTTCCTGCTGTTGCTTAGTCCAGCTTGTAAAACAGAACCCACATTTATTCCTGCATCCAACCCCTTTCCAATAATAGAATATTCCCTTTTTAGTCTGACAAGCCGGAACTAACTTCCAATCTATCCTCCCTGAAGGCTCAATTAATTCCTGTTTCCCATGATAGGCTATGCACTTTAGTTGTTTTATTTCCTCAATGCTTTTGCATTGAATGAACTCAAAAGCTTCTCCTACATTGCAATAGTCTGAATATATAAGGCAAACAGGGAAATTGAACGCAAACTGACCGCCAGTAATTATGATATTCTCGGGATATTTCTGCCTTACCTTTCTCAGGTATGGAATTGAATCAAGCGTTGTGACAGATACAAGAATGATAGTGTCCCCATCTATTTTATCCTCAGGGATCAATTCGTGCCTGTTGATCTTCAGCAGATGCTCCAACATCTGGAAGGTATAATACCCAACTCCGATAGATTCCTGAGCCTTGTCTTTAGGGAATAGGTTTACAAGATGATATTTCATTTCCTTAGTTGTTCGTGATTATGCCATATTGCCTCTGTTACCGTCATCCCGACAAGGCACTGAGGATCATAATTAACCGGGACATCTGTTTGAATTAAGAGCATCCTTAATCCCGATTCCATAGTAACCCATATCCGGTTATTTCTTACGCCTACTTTTTTTATCCTGTTTACTGTTTGTTGGCTCATTTGTGTCATTGTTTAATATTTCCTGCATATGATCGAATGCCATTTTATATACATTGTTGAAATAGTCTTGCAGATGATCTTCGCCCCTGCGGGTTATCTCTACTATTCCGTTAAGCCATTCTTTAGCCTCCGATTCGGGAACGTCGATCTTCCTCTGAACTAGATTAAGGGAGATGAATACCATAGCTTTTACGTCGTGGTATTTGTTTGAAGTGTGCGCAACTGTTTCTATGGGATTGCCAAGTACGGCTGGAGTATCTAAGACAAATGGCAAATTCCATTGTTCAAGCCCCGGAACGTCATTCCATTCTGCCAACAGTATGTCTTTATCCCAAGTACCTGAAAGGGAATTAGCTGTTATGTTTGCCTTTTCACATTGTTCGGCAGTCCAGCGTACCTGACGGTATTGTATCCTCATTCCCTGCCATACTACATATCCCCAAGCAACAGTACCTTGATCATCGGGTTCGCTGTATGATTCAGTTATTACTATTTCGCATTCATTGAAGTTGATTATCTTGCTTCGCTGGTTGCCTCCAATTATTTCGTCAGAATTAAGATCGTGAACGATCATTGAGATATCGCCAAGCTCTAGCAGATTGTCTTTTATCATCTGCATTTCCTGAATTGTGATCTTCCGGGGGTTTTTGTGATATTCTTTTGCCATAATTTTAATGAGTTATTTTTATCGAATTTTTGTTCTGCTGCATTTTCTCTGCAAAGGTATATAAAGATACCATCCTAGTTTTATCTTCGCCCACAAGCCTCCGTTTGGCTTCAGGGAGGGGGAATACTATATTGCAGTAAAGTTACCGGTATTTGTGCCGGGAACCTGAATCTGTTTGTTCTTTTACTTGTTAACATTATCGGCTAGTATGGAGGTTCGCCTCTTAATATGTCATCCGGGATCTCCGACAACTCTTTTGCTTTTGGTTGCGGGGCGTCCTTCGGGGCTGTCGTGGTTGCAGCTTTTGGGGACTGAATAGCTTTGGCAAAGCCAACCACTTCCGTAATATACTTCGTTTCTCCGTCTTTTGTTTCGTAGCTCCGGGTCCTTATGCCTCCCTCAACATATGCCCAATCTCCCTTTTTGAGATTCTTTTTAAGTGTATCTGCCGAAGCTCCCCACACTACAATATTGTGCCATTCGGTTACTTGTCGCCATCCCGTAGGCTCTGTTTCATCTTTGTAATTCTCCCAAGTCGCAAGTGAGAATCTTACCACTTTCTTGCCACTTTGCGTTTCGTGGAGTTCGGGTTCTTTCCCTGTTCTCCCAACTAAAATAACTTTGTTTATCATCTTTGTAGTTTTAAAATTATTACTTGCCCGGATCATTAAGCCCCGGAGCTGGCTTGTTGTAAAATTGATCTATTTCCTCAGCTTCAATTTGAGCTGTCGTTTGATTGATTTTAGTTATGAAGCCTTCCATTTTTTCATTATAGAAATCTTCAAATGCTTTGTTCCCGGGGCATTTCTGCCAATAGCGATATAAAGCTCCCCGCATTAATTCCGACTTACTTTTCCCTTCCTCATTAATCCCTATCTTGCGATTCCTCATTACGTTCTCAACTTCTTCTTTTAGCTTATCCCTTGAGAAAGTTATCCAGCCTTCATTACCGTTATCCTGCTCAATTGACAGCTTAGTATCATCCGTCATCCCTTCTTTTTTCACGAAGAATACCAGCCGATAGCCCGTAATGAACTCTTTTATTCCTCTTAACATAGCCTGTGTGATTATCATAGCAATTAGCTTTTAAGTTTACGTTTGTGAATTTCTGATAAATAAGCCTGAGTATATTTGTTGTTAATCTTATGCGCTACGTTATGATGCTCCCAACATAAAGCTATTAAATTCTCTATAACATCTTTCCCTTTTCCCCTTCCTGTGATATGATGAATGTCAACAGCTCTCGCACCGCAAATCTCACAAGGTATCATATCTTGCTCCCCATAATCAAAATACCGAAAATATACTTTAGTGTGTTTCTGCATTATTCTTCAAATACTATCTGCTGCTGAGCCTGTTTGTCTTTGAAAGTGTACAGGTATGCCTCTGTTTGAATTATCAGGCAAAGATCCTGTAACTTCCCCTCAAATCCGAATGATTCTCCTTCAAACCTTATCCGGGGAGAGTTAATCGCAATCTTGGAACCGTTCTTGCAAAGATATGTCCCGGTTATGATAACTCCCTTGTTGGAATCATAGCCCGATATTGCAATCCCCGTTACTGTGATCTTTGTCTTTTCTCCCTTGATGTGATCTTCAATAGCTTTTTCAAGCTCGGCAAATTCAGCTTCCTTTTTGAATTTCCCTTTGAATCCAGCAATTAACTTTTCGCTGTGTATCGTTTCTTTTCCGACTGCCCGGATCAAATAATCTTTTAGCGATTCTATTGCTATTAAAAGATCAGGGTGAGGAAACGTCACGGTTTCTTTTGTGTAACGATCTGTTACCGTAGCCCCGGCATCTTCCCGAAGTACATTGAACTCAATATCAACCCCGGAACCGCCCTTCAGAACTTTTATCTTCTGAAGCTCAAATTGTGATTCTGCACATCCATTCATCTGTTTTGATTTTTAGTTATTACTATTTCTATCTTACAAAAGTATAATATATTTTATTACACTCAAAATATTTCTTCATATCTCAGTTCCGGGTTCCGGCACTATTATCCCAAACTGCTCGGCACAAAGCCTGACAGCCCAATCTATTAATTGCCTCATTTGTTCTTTTGAAAGCTTTTCATCTATGTCGAGATCTGCCGTTGCTGGACACATTCTGATTGCCATTTCTTTCGTATCTGATAAGCTCATATCACTCCCCGTCTCATAAAACCCCTTTTGCAGACAGGGAAGAACCGCTTTTTTGAAATATACCTCCTGAAGCATTGTCCCATCTTCAGGCAATACTTCAACTTTTATTATAATTCGTTTATTTCTATTACGTTTTATTAGGTCGTAATATTCTGCTGTGAAAACAGCTTTTAAAGCTCCTTTCTCAGTTATTGATCCAAATATAGTTACCTCACTCATCGCCTTGAAAGTTTAATGTGTTTACTATCGAAACGGGAAGCCTTTTCAAAACCCATTCAGGCTCCCTTTGACATTTTAATCCAATGAATTCCATTATCAGAAGTGCATCAGAATTTGTTAGGGTTACTTTAATCTCCGGGAAGTGACGTTGAGCCACTTCTTTCAGCCTTCTTTTCCTGTCGCTGTATTCCTCTTTGCCCGTAACCCGGAGATTTAGATACGACTGCCATTGAATAGGATATATCTGAATAAATGGGATCTTGACAATTCTTAAAACAGTTGTTATCTCGTTGAGATTTCTTGTCATCTTTTCAATCCCAAAAGCCTTCCCTTGAGCTGCATCACTTCTCCATAAACTTACCCTCTCCACGCAGGCAATCGGGCATTCTGAAATATCTTTCAGGTAGTTTATATATCTATCGAGTTCCTCAACTGAATCAGGCATCAAAACAGTTTTTGCTGATCGCCCGGAAGAAATATGAGCTATTGCTCCCCCTTTCCCGGCATCAATTCCAATATATCTATCAAATTTCATATCAGTATGGTAATTCTTTTTGTGCTTTTGATTCTGTAAATTCTTCGGGATTGTATTGTGTTTCAACCTCCCCGAAGTAATCTTCATCAGTAGCTATTCCCCATTGCATACAGTCATGACTAACCCGGATATTAAGTATTCCCAGCCTTCCGTTTCTGTTTTTGGCAATATCTATCCTTGCCATTTCAGAAAGATCTCGCCCCTTATCATCGTGGTCTATTCCGATAACTTTATATCTTACCGGGAATATTACAATATCAGCATCCTGCTCTATTTCTCCTGAGTTTCTTAGGTCTGATAGTTTTGGGAGCTGAGAGGCTCTCATCTCAGTTGATCTGTTAAGCTGAGCCAATGCTATAACTGCAACTTCACATTCCTTTGCTACTGATTTGAACATCTTTGAAATTGAACCGTACTTTTCACTCATATTGTCTTTTGATTCGTCGCCAGTAAATAAACTCAGATAGTCGCAAATCACTAATTCAATCCCGTATTTCTTCTTAGCCTTTCTGACCTTAGAACGGAACTCGTAAATATTCATATGCGGAGAATCGTCAATCCATAGCGGAACATTACGGTTGCTGTTAAGGGATGATTCTATTTTATGCCAATCTATATTCCTCCCTTGCTTGATATCATAGGTATCAGCCCCGGTTTCTGTCGATAGATACCGTTCCCCTAATTGTATGTCTGTCATTTCTAGGCTGAATAGTAATGCGGGATGCTCCATTTGTGCAGCCACCTTCGCAAATTGTATTCCTAAAGCACTCTTCCCCATTGAAGGTCTTGAAGCTATGATTATCAGATCTCCCGGCTGCCATCCCAAAGTAATTCTGTCTAATTCAGTGATACCGGAAGGAATCCCGACAAGCCTTGCTTCGCTTTTCTCCCTTTTTGCTATCAGGTCTGCGATCGTATTTAAAAGAAATCCTATGCTTTTCGCTTCTTTACTGTCTGTCATCCCTCCTAAATCGTACAGCTCTTTTTCTGCATATTCTATCAGATCTTTAACATCTAAGTATGGATCAAAGCCACGTTTTTCAAGCTCAGAGCCTATCCGTATCATTTCACGCTGTATGTACTTTTGCTTTACTATCAGGCAATGCTCCTGTATATTTGCTGAACTTATAACCTTTGATGTTAATTTATTCAGATACATTAACCCACCTATCGCATCTAGCGTTCCGCAATCCCTGAGATATGTGTAAAGCGTTATTGAATCAACCGTGTTTTTAGCTTTATACAATACTTCCACAGCTTCAAATATTGATTTGTGCCTTTCCATATAAAACATCTTACCCGAAAGAATCTGAAACACTTCATCAAGACAGGCTGAATCTAGTATCATAGCTCCCAATACCGCTTCTTCAATTTCAATAGCCTGAGGTGGAACTTTCCCTAAACTATCGCTTGTATCTGTTCTTTTCATCGTTCAGCTCTGTTAAGTTTATATTTGATCCGTTTGGCTTAGCATTATTCTTTTCCCATGTCCTTACGACAGCCTGCCAATCAACTATCGCTGTTTTCTGCTTACCGTAAACCCATCCTCTAGCACTATAATAATCCACAAAGTATCTAGCATCTATATTATTCTTCCTCATTTTACAATATATATCTACTATCTTGTAACTAGGTGGTATTATTCTTCTATATTCTTGTATTCTTATATTATTATTATTTTCATTTTCTAAAGGTAGCATTTTGGTAGCCCCGTTGGTAGCATTTTGGTAGGGGTCTTGGTAGCATTTTGGTAGCTCTGTTGGTAGCATTTTGGTAGCCCCGTTGGTAGCATTTTGGTAGGGGTCTTGGTAGCATTTTGGTAGCTCTGTTGGTAGCATTTTGGTATAACGATTTGTGACATTTTCTGACTGTTTTTCCCTGTGTATTTTCCGTTTCATTAACACTCCCTCAAGCTTTTCGTTATAATATCTTCCTTCGCTATCCTGAACAAACTTCATCTTTAGCTCCGGGGAGAAATTACCTATCAGCTTCTTTATGACATCATCTGTAAGATGCCCTTTCTGATGCTGGTAACATAGCAGCGTAATATACTTCCCAATATCCTGCCATTTCAGATCGGCACAGCCTATTATAAAATCCTGACTGTATAATGGGAATGCTGGTTCTTTTATCTTAGTTGTTCCCATAGCTAAAATAGTTTACCCTGTTCATAATTGGGAATCAACTGATATTCAAACAGCCCTGCTCCGGGATTCCCCCTTCGTCTTTTATTAATGGTATGATTCCCGAACCTGTCCTTACGCAGGTGCCTTAATTGCGCAGATATCGAAGCCTGCGGGTCTAAGGTAGCCTCGGCAATTTCTTGTAATGTGCGCCATCGTTGATCTTTCATTAAGCGGAACACTCGATCAATCTGATTATTCAATCTTTTGTGATCTAGTTCCGGGAGGTAATCACTCCCGTTGAAATGCGGTTCAAATTGTTTTTCCATAGTCTAAAATTATTAGTTTTTCAAAAATACATTAACTGTTGATATTCACAAATATAGTTATTAACAAGCCCCAACTGCCTAACCAAACCCGACCATTCCAGACCGCACCGAATCGAACCGTACCGCACCGAACCCGCCTTGCCTCAACTGCCGAACCCTACCCCAACTGAACGAGCCCCTGCTGTCCTTTCCATATCATGCCAGCCCCTAACTGCCTTACCATGTCTAAACACAACTCCGCTTACCTTAATATATCGCCCAAAGCCGACCCCTCCCCAACTGCCTAACCGTAACCCTCCTCACCGGACCTTGCCTAACCGTAACCCTCCGAACCATACCTTGTCCTACCAGACCTTGCCTGACCGTGACATCTCTTATCAATTTTCTATTTCTCAATTTTTTCAATAGCTTGATTTATCAGTTCCATTACCTCAGCAAACTCCTTATAAAGTTTTAATTTAGCTTTTAAGTATTCAAGCTGCTGAAGAATTCCCGCCTTTATAAAACTGATGTTATCAGGGGTTAAAATATCCACGCTTTTATATCCATCCCTTATTGATATTACTTCAAAAACAGCCACTTCTTTAGCCTCCCCGTCAGATATTACAGTCAAATGAATATTGTTCAATAATATCCGAGCCTGTTGAAGCCTGTAATTAAATGCTGCTTTAGTATTATCCCATTCAAAAAACGGATGTAATACTGATCCCGGATTACTCGCTTCAGATACTATTATCTCAGGAGAAATCTTTCCATATAATTCCTGAATTCTCTGTAATTCTTCCGCTGCGATAGAGGGGTCAACCCCTTTAGCTAACCCCTTCAACTTCCAATGATAATTAACTGACGGGTTCATCTTCCTGTGCAAGTTTAAATCTGCCATAATTGAACTTTGTTTTTTCCGGTCTCATTTCTCCGATCCCGGAACCGTACCCGGCAGCCTTGACTAGTTGATATATCTGTGGAAGACTTACAACCCCTGCATTGAATTCGATCCTTAAATTAGCTGTCCATTCAGGATACTCAGGACGATATCTAATGTCTGCTGATCCCATCCCGACCCTTACCATATCAGTTCGCATTCTACTATGCCCCTCGATCTTTACTAACTGACTTTCTTCACAATCTGCCTTTACAAAAAAGCTTGTTTGAGTGTCCTTCATTACCATTCCGATCATTTTTGCTCCCCTTATCATTGCAGCCTTGAATCCGGCTGCCGGGAATCCCTCCCATCCCTGTGGACTTTTGTGTTTTGCCTGCTCAAAATCCTCCGAAGGAACTCGGATATCGTGCTTTTTATTTTTAGCCTTCCCGGCTTGTTTGTCAGCAATTTCTCTCATTGCTTTCTCACTCCATTTATGAACTATTAATGGAGAAATTCCAATTATCGGAATCACAACCTCTCTGATGTTGAATTCCAAAACCTCGACTGATACATTTTTTGCCATTTTCTTAAAATTATTAAGTTGCTTTAAATTATAAATTATTGATCCCAACTGCCAAATAATGGTTTGCCCCATGCGGGTTTTCTTACCGGGAAGTAACTCATTGTGTCCATTAACCTGAACTCATATCCCATATGCCAAAGGTTATTGTCAAGGCAATACCGGAAAGCCCTCAGAGTACCGAGAAATTCCTCCCGGCAAAACTCCGCATATTTATTCTCCACAAAATTGATTGATACGTTGTGAAGATCATCTGTTTCAACGGCTATGAATACGAACATCGGAAATTGAAAGGCTGTATTCTTATATGCCTCTAAATAAGATCCGACTTGTATGTAATACTCCCAGCTCCAAACAGACTTACTGAATTCCTCCGGGTCTGCATCCTTTGTCACTTTTAAATCAACTATACACATCTGCCTATCTATCTGGCAATCCCAATCAATAGCTGCGGTGCAGGGTAGTTTAGTTTCCCTGTCAGTCCAAAACAACCGGGGATGCCTGCGCCTCATATTAAGATACGGTCTAGCTTCGGGGTAATTCCTTAGTGCATTAACGCATTCGTGAGCCGTAGCTAATAATTCTGTCGTTATCATAGTTTTATGTTCAGCCCTTGCTCTGTTCAGCATAGCTTCCCATTCAGCTTTAGCATCGTTACTGCGCTTTGCGAAATTAGTGTATGGAAGGAAGGTCTTGTTAAATTCATCCTCTCCGTCAATCAAAATGCAATCAACAGCCCTCCCTAGTATCATAGCATCTGTTTCAATAAATGGCTTTTCAAAGCTGTGAACATAGTGTCTGGGTGACTTGCGAAATTCCTTTAATCGGGAATAGCTTACGGGGCTTTTCTTGAGAAACTCCTCATTTATCGTTATTTCCATTCCCTTTAAGTTTTAAGATTATTGACTTGTAAAATTCTATCGTGTTAGTTCCTGATTCCTCAGCTTCAAGGATCATACGGGTTATTTCTGCAACTTCCTCCGTGTCTTGATTATCAATTATCATTTCGCTGATACGGTTCCTTAATTCTTCCTTCCTTTCGTCAGGATCTTTAATAGTTCCAAGATAATCTTCAGCCCTGTGTTCTCTGTTTACGTCACGCCCAAAATATCTGCCTAAGCTGATACAGGCATTCTTAAAACACTCCGCTTTCAATTTTGCGAATCCTCCGTTTGCCAAAGCTCCGGGTTTTTTATTATTCACATCTACTGCCCAAGCGTTCTTCTCCTGTCTTGTCATCTTTTTAGCTTCAGCCTCCGGTATTGAATCCACCATTATCTGAACTGCTGTTGCTCCTGTCCGGGTAATCCACGTTTTAGTCAGGGGATGAAATACCGATAGTTCAAGCGAAGCTGCAATCTCATTTGAGATCACCTGCCATTTAAAATTAGTGGTATTCCATTGTCCGAAAAATACTTCGTCAAGTGCCATTTCCATATGGCTAATCGGAAGATATTTGCAATCCTTCACAATGGGGTGTTCCTGAAGCTTGTCTCCCTCAACCTCCCCATTAACAATTTCCATAAATCTTTGAAGTCTAGCCCAAAAGGCTTGTTGCTCCTCCATTTCCTGCGACTTCTGAAGGAGCTTGTCTGTCATCTTGCCCCGTAGTTCCGGGAGCATTGTCATTTTGTTTTCCATAATTAACGGTTTTATTAGTGTAATATATCAACTTTTCCGGGGGGTAACCCGTAATTTCTGAAATCTTAACCAGCCAATTCAAATCAACGAATCTCCTGCGGTTATTGATTATTTGATAAAAAAGAACAACTTTGCTTTCGTCACTCGATTTCTTGTCTGCAAAAACCATCAATGCCAAGCCTGCTGAAGTGAGTTCTGTTACTCCTTCAGGCCTGTTGGTATTGAAATGCCTTATTGCTTCCTTAATATTTAGTATTGCTTTCATCGTTCTTTTCTGCAAAAATAGGAATATATTTTGTTATATCCCTGACGGCTTTAAACAAGTTATCAACTAAAAAGATCGCAATGTGTCTATTATCATTTTGTTGAACTTAATCTGCTCATCTATGAGATTACTCAATTGAATAACTCGTTCTTCAAGCGCTGCTACTCGATACTCAAGTGGAATTTCAATTTCCCCGGCTTGTGTCTTTGTTATATCACAAGCTAAACTAAATAATTTCTTGCCCTCGGTTGTCATTTCTATTGCGATTAAAAGGTCTCCCCCGGTATTGTCCGGGGAAGTACCTATGTTAATACTTATTTATTTGTGATGCCGTTCATAATGCTTCCTGCAATTTCCTGAAGCTCCATTCTCCTCCGGGCTGTGACATCTTCCCGGTTAGCGTATGAAGTAATGCCCTGAGTGAGCTTCCATAGTGTTGCTTCTCCTTGCACCCCGTCATTTGGGTTGTTGTTCATCAGGATCTTGCCGATTTCTTCCTGCTCTCCCTTAAAAAGCCTTCCGGCTAAATTCTTAAGTTCCCGTCCCGGATCAATCTTAATCCCGGCTGCGGTATGAACTTCAAGCATCCTGTTCTTTATTATGTCGGTTGAATAAAGGTTCTTAGTCAGATCCCTTATTGCACTTGCAGTCGTTTCGCTATCAAGGTCGTAAGTCCGTTGTGATAGCGCAAGATTGTCCGGGAGTTTAGCTCCTAAATGAACAGCCCTGAGTACCGATTCACGTACCATCCCGTTCAGACATACCCCCTGCATTACGAATGATCTTAGTTCTAAAGCTCCATCTCCATAATCAGATGTTGCAAGACGGGTTCCAAATGCTAAAAGTATCGTGCCATTAAGGTCTGTTTTTAGCTCTATCGGTTGCGGGAGCAATGATTCAATCATCACTCTCGTTTCATCCATATAGCCGTCAGACAAAGTTGCTCCGTTATTATAAACCTCATGAATGTGGGCTTCAAATATTTTCTTACTGTCAAGCCTGCGGTATTGGTCAGATAGGAATGCCCGGACTTCGTTGCCCACACTCCTTATTAATACCTTGCTCCTGTCAGTCCATCCGTTGTGAGTATTCATTATCCCGTATGCAAGGGTTCTTTGCCATTCCTCCTTCCCGTATAATAGGCTAGTAAGGTAAACTCCCGGGATTGCCAATTTCTCTGCAACTTGCTTGATTGCGTGATTCCCAATGTTGTAATTTCTAACTCCCCCTTCCAGTAAATCAGGGAATACGTTAGGTGGAATTGTGAAGTCTGCCGTTGGCTTGAACGTGGCATCCGGCTTAAAATCTATCCGGGAAGTTATTCCTTTCTTTTCAGCTCCGACTTCAAAAATGAAGTCCCTGCTTATCTTCCCCTCTGCTACCAGCCTGTCGTAAGCTGAACTTGCACTTGTCATTCCTTTTTGTAGTTTTGCCTCAATCCGGGCTGCGACTACTTCGTTTAAGTTTTCCATTTCGTTTGATTTTTAATTTGAATTAGTACGTCATTATTTTTACTATGTTATTTTGAATCCATCTTTTGAATGCGACCTCCGGGAGCAATATTCCATTTGGGAATGCTAGAAATTGTATGCACAAATCCTTAACCGTGCCTTCATAATGTGTCCGGGCTATGCTTTTAGCTCTAGTTGAAGCCTTACAGCTGGTTATCATACAGGTTTCATTATCATCATTCACTTGTAAAATTACCTCAAAAGCCTGTCTGCCTGAGTTGCCGTCAACTAGTCTGCAATAGTAACGTTCCGGGTCTGTTCCTTTCAGTATCTTTATATCCATCTCTGTAAAATTAAGCGTTGTAAAATATTTCTATCTCCCTATCTATTTCTTCATCCGTGGGATTTATGCCAACGTTGTCAACTGTATTTTTATAGATAGCTTTCCAGTCAAACCCTGTTGTTATATCAAGGTAGTTGAGTTCTTCCATCCGGTCAAATATCCGGTTCTTTAGTTCGTTGTCGTAGTGTGAATTTGCGGTCATCTTCTTGTAGTTTAATTAGTTCGTAATTTTGTGTCTGTTTAGTTCGTATCTTGTATTAGCAAAGGTAGGAACCTCCACGTGGCAGCAAGGGGATCCTGTAAGATTCTTTAATAAATCTGTAAGATTTTTTCCGGGGGGAAATGAACGGGAACCGTTTACATTCAGCAAGATATAACTCGTATGCAGTCTTGCCATTGCTTCGCAGTGCTGCTTTTTCTTTATTAGTCAATACCAAGCTAGGGAGTATCTTTTTAAATAGCCATAGAGGCACGGTTATTTCCATTGGATCAATTACAGGCTTTATACCCTTATCCCGGAAGAAATTATCATATATGTCAACCTTAATCCTCACTTCCTTATCAGTATCGTATAAATTACTGATAGTTTTTATTGCGTGAAGAACCGTTGCGTGATCCTTATCTCCGACGTAAGCTCCGATTTGTGATAGCGATGCTGATGAATATTTTTTAGCAAATGCCATACATAGCTGCCTGACAAAAACTAATTCACGATCTCTTTTTTTTCTTGTCAGGTAAATTTCCTGAATTGTTGTCCCTTCCATCTCTGCAATCTGATTGCAGACTTGTTTATAATTAAGTCCCTTTTTCATAACTGTTTTTAATTAGTGCATTAATCAACTCACGGATTACGTTGGGCGTAACTATAAATATTGAGTAATTCCCATCAAATGAATTTGGGCTGATTTCTTTTAATGCTTTCCGGGATATGAAAATAACTTCCCCGGTGCGTATTCCGTATCTCTCAACTACAATAGCAGCTTTCCCGTTGATTTGCTGATTACACTCCCAGCATATCGTTCCGGTTTTCCCATTGTCATTAAGAATTATATTGCGAGAGGGAATCTGTAAATTCCCTCCCTCAATAGCTTGTTGGCATATGTAACATCTGCTCATATTCAGCCCCATTGTACTATTTTACCACCTTCTATCCATCCGTGGCTGCTGGTATGAAGCCCGTTTTCAATTACCCGGAAGAATACTGTCATATCCCCGGCAACAGCCTTTACAGCTTCATCAACTTCCCATCCCGATATGTGGTATCGTTCTATGAACATCGCCTCATCTCCCCTTTTATCTAAGCCGTAGCTTAAATCTTCGTACAGGGGTTCAGGATCTCCGATCTCGATACCAAGTGCTTTTAATGCTCTGCGACTTTCTAGGTCAATATTTGCATCTTTTTTGTAGCTCATTTCAATTAGGATTTAATGGTTAGAAATAGTATATTCTAGGTTCAACATCGTACCTTTTACTTACCCTGTTCATTCCTTCGTAATAATCTATCGGGGCTTCAGGGAGTATCTTTACAGGCTTATCGGGCTGAGATACGGAGGGGGTGTTGTTATTCCCCTCCCTTATCCTTGCATTTACATCGGCTTCCATCCTTTTCTTTGCCAATTCGGTTTTCATTTCTGCTGTTAATTTTTTCATCTCAATTAGAGTTTTTAAGTTTATAATTATCTGTTTAGAAATTCCTGTAACATTTTGTCGGGATCAATCTCCTTATTAAGGTCTCCCCCTGTTTTTAAAATTACCCATTTACAAAATTCCGCCCTTACTATTGCGCTATTCCTTGTTTCAAAATCCGGGCATCCTGCCTCTATTTTTATATCGCTTAGGTGGCTCATTATTACGATTTTTGCTTTCATCTTAGTAGTTTTTATGGTTTGACTTACTTATTATATAAGGTTACTTTTAAGCCCCTGCGGAACTTGAAGGTTACTTTATCAAGCCCTTTTAAATTTGCTTTTTCAACTATTTCGTCTGTGAGATCCGCTCCGAGTATTTGTATCAGTTTTCCAACTCCTATCAGGCTGTGCAGCTTTTCGCTCCCCGTAAACCCTGATACTTTTATTCTCCAATTCCGGTTTATGTACTTGCTTGAATGTCTTGTTTGTGCGGTCATCTTCGTAGTTTTTAGTTTGTCGTATCGTATCTTTCTTCCGTAAAGATAATATATTTTATTATACCAGCAATGAAAATATGCAAGATTCTTCAAAAAATCTTTTGCGATGCCGATATTTATAACTCAGGTGAATATCAATGTATTATATACCGATAATAAATAAGGAACTTCAGGAGTTATTTTATGCAAATTTCGCTTCTGCTGCATTATTTCTTCCCGGTGGTATATTGGTATAGCTCAAAAAAAAGAAGCCTCACGGCTTCCTTAATGCGAAATTAGTGGTTGGTTAAATTACACTATCTTCCTGACTATAAAAACCACTATTAAAAGGATCATTCCTATAACCATCCACAATGATACCTTATATATAATAGGAATGTATTTCACGGGCTCTACTATTCTTATTTTCTCATATTCTTCCTTCCAATAATAAGCTTCCCGGAGAGCAGAATCAAGCCGTATCTCAATAATGCTAGTCTTTTGGTCTAACCGAAGCATCAAAGAGGGAGGATCATACCAAGACTTTGCAAGGGCATATTCAGTTTCGGCTCTAGCCGTATCAGGTATATAGTTATCAACAGGAGGGCATGGTATAATCACGGAATCAATTACCGTTTCTCCGGGAAGGGTAATATATACGGTTGTGTCTTTGAATACAATGGAATCCCTTGTAATGACTGTGACAACCGTATCTGCAACGGATGGATATTTCATTAAGCACCGCTTTTGAGTGGCGCAGGAAGAAATAAGGATAGCGAATAATATGATACCAGCTATTTTCAAGCTTTTGGATTAAACCACTTCTCTATTGTGTCAAGAACTCCTTTTATGATCGGGATATCAAATACTCCGTTTGAAGCCAACCCAGCACCGAAGCCGTGAATGACGGCTAGTAATATCGGAAACTGCGCAGCATATCCGAAGTTAAGAAGATCCGATCCGACAACAAGGATAATAGCAACAATCCATGCGACTAATTGCTTCACAAAGTTCTTCGTCACTTTTAAAGCTCCATTGAGAAAAGCAGCAAGGAAAGCTGTCAGTAAGGATATTGCACCAAAGGATAAAAACCACTTCTCAGGATTCATTATAATATCTCCCCAACTATCAGGGGGAGCGGGAAGCTCCTGCGCAAAAATAACAGCAGAGCCAAGAATCAGCATAAAGAACAAAATCATTTTTTTCATCGTGTACGTTTTTTAATGT